GCCTTCATATAGCCTATTTCAACATAGTCCATACCCATCTTTTTCTTTATGTATGCTTTAGGTGTTTTCTTTTTACTAATATTAGCATGTATTCTTGTTACTTCTTTCAAAGCATTTTTAATAGCATCTAATTGTTCTACTTTTATCAATTCAGACATTCTTAGCCTCCAAATATCCTATTCTTATTCTATAAGGTATTACATATTGTTCATTACAAGTGCCACAACACCTTCCATCGTCAAATGGAGAGGCGTTATGACTCATCTTGTCTCTTATTTTTACATTGCAAATACAACACTTCATATTATATACCTTTACAATAAGCAGTGTAACCACAATATCTACATTCCCAATCCATCATTGGAACACCAAAGTCTACACCTGGAATCATATCTTCATGATTTTCAACTGCATTAATAGACTCCCAACAATCATCCCAATACTGAAGGGCTTCAGAAGTCCATTTTAGAGCATCAATCTCTTGTACTCTCATAGCTGATGTATCTTTATTATACCAAAGTAAACTAAGTGTAACATCATCAACATCATACTTAGCTTGTACGCCAAGACCATATGTGCCTATTTGTAACTCATAGTTAAAACTAGGGTTAGCTTCTTTTTGACGACCAAACTTCATACGCCATTTGTATGACGCACAGGTTTTAACATCAAATATATCAGCTTGAATGTATTTATCTTCATTATCTGTGTGTATTATAGCAGCATCTAAATGACCTACTACTTTTAAATCAGGTAACACAATTTCTTGCTCTGTTGCAATAATTATATTATCTTTGTTTTTTTCTTGATAACGAACTAAAGCTTTTTCAATATCGGCATGAACTATTGTACCAAGTCTTAATAGTCTCAGTACTCTATCATCCAATTCTGATTGCTTATATTCGTCTGCTCTCAAAGAAAACCATTGCTTTTTAAAGCATGAACCTGCTGATGAGGCTCTTAAATATTCTTTGAACTTAGGGTCTCTTTGTTGTTGTTCTTCACGCAAAAAGCCCCCGTATATTTCTTCTATTTTTGACATAAGTGCATCCTAAGTTTAATAATATCAACATTTAAAAGCAACAGGTAAATCGTTAAATCTACCTGCTGCTTAACTTTTAACAAATCTCAAAGCCTCCTGATAGTTCAGAAAACTTTGCAAAAGACTCTAAAAACTCAGCATCAAAAGGATATGAGTCAGACCAACTTCGTGTTTTGTATATTTTATCCCATTGCTTTTTAAACTTTTTAGGATAATCACTAGGTACGATATTGTCTTTTTTAGTTTCTTTTATTACTTCTTGTTTTAACTCTTCTAACATTTCATCAACAACAGCATTGTGTTTTCTAGCTTTATCAGACACTCTTTTGTAATCTTCTTCAATCTCTTTAACTGTTCCGTCTTTAATCAGCTTGTATATTCTGCTTGATATTCTCTTAGCTTTTGCTTTACTAATGAAATGACCATCATTAAAACCACCTCGTTCAATATCTTCATTTGTGAGTATATCATCACAATAATTAGATACGAACTGCCAAATAGGTCTCCACCACCAAACATTTGCTCGAAAATAGTCTCCTTTTACACGGTTTTCGTATTCGTCTACCGCTTTAAAGTAATCTTTTTTCTCTTTTTCACCGATATCGCTATCTGTCCAATCAATGTTTGGTCTAATATGACCACTTGGATTATGTGGATTTCTCCCGTATAAATCAAATCCCATATTACCTCCTAAAATAACCTTATTGGGTTAGTGTTTTTATAGTTATAGATGTCTTCGACCATGCGAAAGTAGTCTCTTTTATTCTCTTGCTTGACGAATCGAGCAGGAATAAGACCAACTTTATGCACAAAGACATCATGTTTAAAGTCAGGATGTGTTAAAACATCAATATAAGCAGTTATAAAAGCCCTATTACGATATATTTTATCGCTAAACTCTTTAAACTCCTTGATATTGTCCAATAGTTTCTCAACAGTATCTAAACTTTGAGCAACATTAAACTCACCCTTTCTATATTCACTCAATACTTTCTTCGAGTTTTCACCTGTCAAGAGTATTATTAGTGTAGAAAGAGGATATGGATGTCTTCTACGAAATCCTGCTAAGATTTTATAGTCATGGACACCTTCAACACAATAATGATGAAGAACATCTTCCATGCTCCATGTTTTACGAGAAGAGTTAAACCTACCAATATGATTCTTAGTCATTTTTGTATACATATAATATACAGGTATCTCTAATCTTACACAGGCTTGAAAGGTATGTTGTCCCTCTATTATCTCGTGTCCCCTATTAACCTTGACAGGATTCTCTGCCAAAAAGTTATTAGCTTGTATTTCAGACATAATCTCTTTGACATGGCTCTCTGTTACGGGTCTATTGCTAGACACTAACTTGAACATATCATAGTTCTTAGTCTTGTAAATAGTCATATTTACTTTTTGTTTGTTCATGGTATGTACTTCCTTATTTTATTTCTATATCGTATCCAAACTTCCAACCACAATCATCGTCATAGATACTAAATTCACTCATTGCTACGTTATTTTGTATTTTGCTCACATATTCTAAATCATCATATTCAACATGACGCCAATAACCATAACGTAAATGTCGTTGGTTAGAACCTCCTGTTGTTCTAAAATGTATATCAGAAGGTTTGTAGCCTCTCATTACAAGTAACAATTTTATTTTAGCTTCCATAGGTGATTTGTGTGGATAACATTCATCATATGTCATATGCACCTCCTATTAATTAAAACTTTTGTGCCTCGGTATTATCTAAACGCCAACCTAGATTTTTACTCATTTGTCAGTTTTACACTTTCTCTCTCTTTCGAGGTCGTTGAATAGTGTCCTTTTATCTGTCATAATGCCGAGGCACTTTATAAATATTTGAGGGCAACTACTATCTTCGGTGACTCCCATCGTATTAGCCACATTACTGCGCAGTTGGGAACGAACTAGTTATTATTGCCCTCTTTCTCAGGATATTTAATGTGGAGTGAACATTTCCACAACCTTTACAGGCTTATCTACTTTTTTTATGTATATATAGTGTATGCGAGATTTACTCATGGAAGTCTAGTTATTGTCCAATTACCTCACTACTTCAGGTTGTTCAGGTTTATGCTCTTTCGAGTCAAGTATATATCTGCCCATTTGATATTGCTACCATACGGCTAAGACTTAATGCTATTAACATCGTTATCTTATATCACGCCTTGTTCAATTGCTTGAACTCAAGCTGATGACCTACTGACATTGCACTTAAGGAGACAACATTCTCCTATGCTTGATATTCCTGTTTGTGTCACTTAGCTTTTTTAGTTTGCTAAAGCGTATTACCAATCCTTGACGGTAAACTCATGGGTCTACACCCTTTCGAGAACGAGGCACTTCATACATCTATCCCTAGATGATAGGTACACTCTTGATAACCCATAGCAGACGCAACACTCATCTGTATTCTATGGCTCTACAACGACTAGGACAATGAGTAGCTTACTCTCTTCATCCTGTCTCTATTATACATAAATTATTAAAATCTTTTAGTTGCGGGGGAGAGAATCGAACTCTCAATACGTCAGGATATGAACCTGATTAGCCTACCAAAGCTTGTCCCCGCTATTTATTATTTCCATGCCTGTTCATTAGCCCAAGCATCGGCTTTACTTTCTAAATACTCTGTATATTTAGCTTTTCTTCGCTCTTCTATCATAGTTTGAATGGCTATAGTATAGAATGAGCCTAACATCATAGCAATTGCTACGACAATCCATGTCATTAATGTTGGCATTATGTACTCCTCTGTTATATTATATTAATTAAAGTTTGTGCAAGAATGTGTGCTAATCCCTCCCCTTACAATATTACGCTGTCGACTTTAACGTATTGTAGTAGAGGAGCAGCGGGTTTCGCTACGAGTTCCTAGTTACTCACACTTATAAGTCTTCGTTACTTCATATGATAACTATTACTTATGCACTCTTGCAGTATAAAATATTGAGGGCGAAGCAAAAACAAGAAGGAATAGTATTGACTAACATATACTAACTTGACAAATCTCCGCCCTCTGCGGAATCAAATGCAACTAGTATAACTACTTCTATGAGTAGCCTCGTTATAAATATAACTCCATACTAGATTGACGCATTATTGTAAAACTTCAGGATGGTAGTATCCATATGATGGGTCTAGCAATGTGTATATGCTAAATATAGCCCAAAATGTTACTAATCCTAGAAAGGCACATAGTACCATAAATATAAAATCTTTTAGTGTATTTGGTGTAGTTTTCACGCTTATTCTCCTATTTGTATGTTATTGCCCATGTTGATAATTAAATGCTATATATATAGATAGTCTTTATGTGTGTATCACCGAGCCTTTTAACGACCTACTCAGGTCTCACAAGTGTGTGGTTCTTTCACATTGACTCCTATTTGATTCCGTATTAGTGACCGCGGGGGAATTGTTGGCTCCCCAATCCCCACCGAAGTGAGGACTAGGAAACCAACAAAGGACTAGATAGACTCTGGGTCTACTCCCGCTAGGACTTGCTTAGCCCTGTCAAGGTTGAGTAACTCTTTGTCAGCTACTGCACCTTCGATGCCCTCTTTAGTCCAAAACTGAATAGCACCCTCTGTGCCATCGTTCTTGACAAATTGGATAGCTTGGACTTGTGAGCCATCGGATAGTGTGACAACCTCATCAGCCACCTTGATAGTTAAAGCTTGGAACTTAGTCCCAATACGTAAAACGATTTCTAATAGATTCATTTTTAACTCCTAATTAAGATTTGAATTTCTAACTAAAATCACGAATTGGATAATCCGTCTTAAGGGGTACTATGGGTGAATATAAGTGCATACTATTTTGCTTAATTTTTTCTCAATATAACATGGGCAAGATTAGTACTTGACACCATCTTGACATCTGTATTAGTTTCGTGGGTGCGTGGGTGGGATTAATTAATATAAATAAATAAAAGGGTATGTTATGATTGAGTTAAGTTTGTTATTAGTAGTGGTCTTAGTTTTATACAATAGTACTATATGGCAAAAAGGTGAGTGGACAAAAGGTAGTAACAAGGTTTTATTTAGAAATAAGAGGAAAAAATAATGGCAATGACATCAAAGGATATGCTTAGAAACAACAATGCTTTAACAGGCGTTGCTAGGCAACAAGCTGAACAAGAAGCTAAAGAGATAGAAGATGAGCGTAGGCAAAGAGCGATAGCAGAAAAAGCAGAGAGAGAGTTAGAAATTGCACTTGCAGTTGAAATGGAGAAGAGTCTAAAGGCAAAATCCAAGAGGACTTCAAGTGGCAAAAAATCTAAAAGATGAGCGTGGCGATTCGGCAATCGAAAGATTAATGAATCAACCTCTTGAGGTAATGGAAAAAGTTTTAAGTAACGCCTCTCAAAAAAATGTCCCTATAGAAGTAGATGGTGTAGTATATTATATACCAAAGGCAGTATCTGATTTGATAAACCATTTATATATACAAATAAGCAAAGAAGACCCTGCTCATTCTGACGAGACAAATGAAGCATAAAAGTATTAAGGGTATTAGACATCTAGTATTTGCTGACCTAAAAGAATATTATAATCACTTTGGTAACCAAGCAAAACCTCCTTTAGAAGATTGGAAAGAGGGGAAAGAATTAGATTGGGTAATTGCCGATGATGGTGGTATAATCCAATTATTAAAAGTATCTCATAAAATAAGCCATCCTAATGATAGACCTAATTACAAACTATCAAAAGGGTGGTGTCGTACTGTTGTAGGAACTTTCTTAATAAAAGACAAGACCTATATGGACACAGACTTTGACAAACATCCTAATAGATATACATTCTCAACAAAAATAAAGAATACAAATAGTAGAGTCTATAAAAGAGAAAAGGCTACTAGAAAAGAAAAAGAGTTTGCTACGCATATAGTAACAGGAGAATCAGCAGTTAAAGCATATATGAAATCTTTTAAAGAAGATAATGAAGACAAAGCTACTAAGAAAGCCGCCGTCTTATTGAAGCAAAGGAGAGTTATGAGTGAAATAGAAGCATCTGCATTAGAAGTTGCTAAAGAATTAGGCATAGACCATAGATATATACTAAGGTCATTAAAGATACTAGCCGAAAATGCAGGTGATGATAACATACAATTACAAGCAGTAAAAGAACTAGGTAAGGCAATAGGCACACTAGGACAAACAAAAAAAATCGAGACAGGGGTAGTTGGTTTATTTCAAGGATTTTCTCAAGACCAATTAGAAGTAGCTACTAGACCTTCTCTAACAGAAAAAACCGAGGTGAAATAATGGGAGTAGATGATTACACTAAAGCCGATGATGGCTCTATAATAGGGTGTCCTCATTGTGGAGGTAGGTCATTAAGAAAAGATGGCTTTAATTATTATAAAGATAGCAAGAAGCAAATGTGGTATTGTTATTCTTGTCATAAGAAAACATTGAAACCTGATATAATAGAAGATTCACCTTTCAAAGTAGAAGAGCGTGACCCTGATACTATACCAATAAATGAACTTATTGAGTTTAGAAATAAACAATATAATGTTAAACATAAAGCTAAAAATAGTAGGACTCTTACAAACATAGATATAAATATGTCTGGTCCTGTAGGAATTGCACATTTTGGTGACCCTCATGTAGATGATGATGGTACAGACTTAGCTATGATAATGAAATATGTAGATATATTAAATGATTGTGAAGGTATGTTTTGTGGTAATCTTGGTGATATACAAAACAATTGGATAGGTAGATTACAAGCATTGTATGGACAACAATCTACATCTGCTAGGGAGTCATGGAGGCTTACTGAATATTTTGTAAGTAGAGTTCAATGGCTTTATCTAGTAGCAGGTAATCACGATGTATGGAGTGGAGATGGTGACCCATTAGAATTTATGATGCGTGACCACAAAGGTCTTTATGAGAGATTCGGAGCAAGGATGAACCTTCGTTTTCCTAATGGAAAAGAAATTAGAATCAATGCTAGGCATACTTTTAAAGGTAATAGTATTTGGAATACTGCTCATGGCGTTGCTCGTGCCGCTCAGACAGGTTGGAAAGACCACATACTTACTTGTGGACATACTCATGTAAGTGGATACCAAGTATTAAAAGACCCTTCTAGTGGATTAATAAGTCACGCTTTACAAGTTGCGTCTTTTAAAATACATGATAGTTATGCAGATAAATTAGGATTAGATGATAAAAACATCTTTAATTGTCCTGTTACAATTATAGACCCTAGATTTGATGATGATGATAATAGGTTAGTAACTACATTATTTGACCCAATAACTGCATCTAAATACTTAACATTTTTGAGAAACGAATGGAAGCAAGAAAATACGAAGAGGCTGAAAGACTTGAAGAAGAAGTCTTAAGCATCGCTAAACAATATAACAGGAGAAGTGAAATGACCACAAAGGCAAAAAAACCAATAGTAAAAGACCCTAATAAAATACCTGCTAGTAAGGTAAATAAACAAAAAATGGTAGACGCTATCGTTGGGTTGGAACAACAAATGCAAAAAAGTTTGTTAGACTTTGCATTGCTAAGTGACGCTTTTAGACAGTATATACAGTTTGAAGGTAATCAAGAGAAATTTCAAGAACACTTAGACAATACGACTAAAGAACGAGAAGCTGCTGCCAAGAAGGCTGCTGATGAATCTAATACAGAATCAAAATAAAGCAGAAGAAGCACTACTACTAGCATCAACTGATGTAATTGCTTTTGGTAAATTATTTTTACCTGACGATTACCTAAGAAGTGAAACACCTCCTTTTCATTATGAGGTAGCTGATGCTATTGATGATAGAGATGTAAGACAATCTGCAATAATCTTACCTCGTGGACATGGGAAAACAATTCTAACGAAAGCATCAATTTTAAAAGACTTTACTTTTTGCCCTAATGATGATATGCTTTTCTATGCGTGGGTTTCTGCAACGCAAAAACTAGCCGTAGGAAATATGGATTATATAAAATATCATTTAGAGAATAATGAGAAAATCTTGTATTATTTTGGACAACAAAAAGGAAGAAAGTGGACTGAAGAGGACATAGAATTACAAAATGGATGTAAACTTATTAGTAAAAGTAATGTTACAGGAATCCGAGGTGGAGCAAAACTCCATAAAAGGTATGACCTCATTATTTTGGATGACTTTGAACACGAAGAAAATACTCTTACGAAAGAAAGTCGAGATAAAAATGCTAACCTTGTTACGGCAGTTGTTTATCCTGCGCTAGAACCTGAAACAGGTAGGATACGAGTTAACGGAACACCTGTACACTATGATTCTTTTATTAACAATCTACTTATTAATAACGAAAAAGCGAAGAGCGATGGAAAAGACTTTGCTTGGAAAGTTATAACACACAAAGCATTAGATGATAATGGTAATTTTTTGTGGGCAAGTTTTTTTACTCCTAAAATTATGGAACAAAAGAAGAAATTCTACTATGATAGTGGGCAACCTTCTAAGTTTTATCAAGAGTACTTTATGCAAGTACAATCTGAAGAAGATGCTATTTGGAGACAAGAAGATATAACAACATATAAAGGTTATGTTGATTATGATGTTGACGAAAAAATAAATTATTTACATTTAGAAAATCAAGACCGAATACCAATTAATTGTTTTATTGGTTGCGACCCTGCTACTGATATAGACACAAAGACTTCTGACTTTTCGGTAATTATGGTAATAGGAATTGATACAAATAGAAATACTTATGTTTTAGAATATGAAAGACATAGGTCAATACCTACTCTTGGTAGTAAATATCAAGGTGCTGCTGAAATAAAAAAGATGGGTGTTGTAGACTACATAATTAATCTATACGAAAAATATAATTGCGTATCAGCTACTGTTGAGGATGTAGCTATGAACCGAAGCGTGTTTCAAGCGTTGAATGAGGAAAGAAAACGACTAAATAAGTTTGATATTGCAGTTATTCCACAAAAACCGGGAGGTCATCAGAAGCGAAACAGGATTTATTCAGGCTTAAACGGAAGATTTTCAATGGGTTTGATACATTTACGGGAGAATATGTTTGATTTAACCAATGAAATTGTTACATTCGGGGCAAAGATGGCTCACGATGATACAATAGAAGCATTGTATTATGCCTGTTTACACTCCTTCCCCCCTGATTTCAAGCATGATAAAAAAGAGAGAAAGTGGTTAAAGCAGAAGCGTAAGCCTAAGAGTTGGATTGTAGCATAGAGGTAATTATGGCTAAAAAAGTAAGTTGGATGTGGGGAGGTAAAAGATATCATGGAACTCTCATTAGGGAGACTAAAACCCATAAATTCGCTAGAACCCACAATGGAAAAACTAAGAAAATAAAAAAATAAAGGAGTAAGATATGCCTTATGGAAAAGGAACTTATGGAAGTAAAGTCGGAAGACCACCTAAAAAGAAAAAAGCTAAAAAGAAAAAAATGGTTCGTAAGAAGAAAAAATAACACCTTAGTTCCTGTAGTGTCTTATGGGAACAAAAACAATATGTCCATTAGTTATAGGAGAATAAAATTCTATGTATAAATTTGGCAAAAGAAGTAAAGAACGTCTAAAAGGCGTTGATATAAGACTTGTAAATGTTTTAAATGAACTTATAAAAATAATGGATGTAACTATTATTGAAGGACTTAGGTCTGAAGAAAGACAAGCAGAATTGTTAAAGAAAGGTGCTACTAAAGTAAAATATAGTAAGCACATGGAAGGCAAAGCAGTTGATTTAGCACCATATCCTGTAGATTGGAAAAATAGAGATGGATTTCATTATATGGGTGGTATGATACGAGGCATTGCCAAGCAACTTAATGTATCTGTTCGTTGGGGCGGAGACTGGGATAACGATGGTGATGTAAAAGACAATGGCTTCGATGATTTAGTCCATGTGGAGATAAAAGAATGAAAAAAATGAAAATGAAAAGCAGTACAATTGAGCCTGCACGACCAAGTGAACAGTCACTTTCATCTCGTGCTACGACTGGAATTGCTGATAGCAACGGGAAGAATAAAAGTGTTTGGCAAACTATGGTTGATAACGCAGGATTTGCGAGGCGTCATCCCAACCTTATGTTAAAGAGGAAAAAGTAATGCCGAAAGTAAGTAACAAGAAAAAAGCCGAAACTGTCTACCAACTGTTTCAAAGAGCAAGAGGAACTTGGCGTTCTAAATGGGAAGCGCAGGCTCAAAAATGTTTTGATTTTTATCATAATGACCAACTAAGTGCTGAAGAAACTAGAGCATTAGAAGAATCAGGTATGCCAACATTTACAATTAATAGGATTACTCCTGTTATTGAAATGATGAAATACTTTACAACTTCTAAAACTCCTAGATGGCAAGCAGTAGCAGCTGAAGGTAGCGATACTGACGTAGCAGCAGTTCATTCTGATATTGCTGAGTATTGTTGGCATTTATCAAATGGTGATTCTTTATATGCACACATTATACAAGACGCTCTAATTAAAGGGATTGGTTATTTCCAAATAGATGTAAACCCTGATGCTGATAGAGGAATGGGTGAGGTAGAATATAAAAGAATTGAGCCAAACGATGTATATGTAGACCCAATGGCTAGAGATTTTTTATTTAGAGATGCTTCTTATATAATAATTAAAAAAGACTTACCAAAAACTCAGTTAATTAATTTATTTCCTGAGTTTAAAAGAAAAATTAATCAATCATCTTCTCACGAAAGTACTAGTGGTGGATTTTTTGCTTCTCAAAGAGATGTAATGCAATCAGATAGTATACAACCTGAAGATATAGGTCAAGAAGCATATAATCCTGAAACAAGTGAGAATGATGAAGTAATAGATTACTATGAATGTTATTCTAAAGAGAGATACCCTTTATATAATGTTTTTATTAAGATTCCTGCAGGTGCTAGTAACATAAAAGAAATGAGAGAGCAAGCAGACGAACAAATAAAAGCAAAAGAAGACGAAATGAAAGTAGCTTTAAAAGAAAAAGCACTTGAATTGCAAGAATTAACTGCTCAAGGCGAGATAATATATGAAAGAGCAGAAATAGAAATAAAAAATGCTCGTAAACAAATGGAAACTGAATTAGAGCAATTTAAAACATCTTTAATTAATGAAATACAAGAAGCTGCTAGTGAGATAGAGCAACAAATAATGACTGAAGAAGAGTTTAATATTATTTCTAATGACCCTCTAATGAAAGCAGCGATAGTAGAGGCAGTAAAGTTTTATGATACTAGGGTAAAATTATCAGTATCTCTAGGTAGTTCTACATTGTTATATGAAACTATAATGCCTATTACTGAATATCCTATAATACCAATTCCATATATGTGGACAGGTACACCATATCCAATGTCGGCAGTTCTACCTTTAATTGGAAAACAACAAGAAATAAATAAATCACATCAATTAATGATTCATAATGCAAATTTAGCTTCTAATCTTAGATGGATTTATGAAGAAGGTTCTGTTCCTGAAGCTGAGTGGGAAGCATATTCATCTGCTCCTGGTGCGTTACTAAAATATAGAAGTGGTTTTCAACCTCCTACTCCCGTACAACCTTTGCCTATAAATAATGCTTTCTTTACTACGGTTCAGCAAGGTAAAACTGATATGGAATATATATCAGGTATTTATTCTTCTATGCAAGGAGACACAGGTACTCAACATGATACTTATAGAGGTTTACTTGCTCAAGACGAACATGGAACTAGGAGAATAAAAGCTTGGATGCAAACAATTGTAGAACCTGCTTTAGAACATTTAGGAAAAGTGTTTCAGCAAGTTGCACAAAATACTTATAAAGCACATAAAGTGTTTAGAATTGTTCAGCCTAGTGGAATACAAGAAGATAGACAAGTAGAAATAAATCTACCAATCTATAACGACTTAGGTAAAGCAATAGAAAAATTTAATGACTACTCAAGTGCTAGATTTGATGTCCGAGTTGTAGCAGGCTCTACTCTACCTGTTAATAGATGGGCATTACTAGAAGAATACTTTAGATGGTATCAAAGTGGTTTAATAGACGACATAGCAATGCTTGGCGAAACTGATGTTAGAAATAAAGAACAAATTCTTAAGCGTAAGTCAGTCTACTCACAATTAAAATCTCAAGTTGATTCATTAGAACAAGCTTTAAAAGATTCAAGAGGAGAAAATGAAACTCTTAAGCGACAAGTTGTTCAAAGTGAGATAAGAGATAGTGCAAGTAAAGTTGAAGGTCAGATGGATGCTGAACTAAATCAATCAAAAGCACAACAAAAACTTCTTCGTCAACGGATGATGGATAAGGAGCAACAGCAACAAAAATAATTGTTGCATAATTAAAATGAATAGGAGTAATATACAATGGCAAATACAGATAACCTGCAAGAGAGCAGCCCTGATGTCACAGAAGCCGTAACGGGCAAAAGTAGTTCTGAGATTAACGACCCCGGTGCATTTTTTAGTCAATTAGACCAAAGTGTAAACGGATTAGTCGTAGACGATGGAAGACCTACGTCACCACAACAGATAACTTCAAAAGATTTAAAGCAAAGTTTTAGTCCTGAGAATCCTGTTGCCGAAGTCAGTAATCAACCTGACGAACTCAAAACTCTAGAAAAAAGATACGCAGATTCTTCTCGTGAAGCAAAACGACTTAACACTCGGCTGAAGGAATTAGAAGCATATGCACCTCTTCTAGATAAAATGAGAGAAGACCCTAATTTAATTTCTACAGTTAGGAATTATATTGAGGGTGAAGATAAAGGTATCAAAGAAAGATTAGGAATGGGTGAAGATTTCGTTTTTGACCCTGATGAAGCTATATCAGACCCTAGTTCCGATTCTGCTAAAGTATTTGATTCAGTTGTAAACCAAAAAGTTTCTTCTATAGTTAATGGAAAACTACAAGCAGAGCAACAACAACGACAAATTAAAGACCAAGCTGAAGATTTTAAAGCAAAACATCAGCTAGACGATAAACAATTTGACGAGTTTTTGAACTTTGCAAATAGTAGACCACTAAACTATGATGACATTTACTATTTAATGAATAGAGAAAATAGAGATAGCAATATCGCTAGTGAAACTAGGAAAGAAATAGCAAGTCAGATGCAAGGTGTTAGGCAAAAGCCTCAATCACTTGCAGGTAGAGGAGCTACAAGTTCGACTTCTGAGGATAAAGTAGAGGATGCAATATTTGATACAATGTTAAAAGAGGGTCTAGAGAATATGTTTAAATAAGGAGTAAAAAATGGCAGATTCCCCCGCAAAACTAGCAAGTTGGGACTTGGCAGATGTAAATTCTCCGGGTAGTGCAGGCTCTAGTCTAGATACAGGTGTTCTCAGAAGAAAATATAACTTCGGTGATAGAGTATCAGAACTAGCAATAGCACAAACCCCTTTCTTTCGATTCGTATCGAAGATTGCAAAGAATCCAACAGATGACCCTAGTTTCAAATTCACAGAAAGACGACCATCCTTTCATAAAAGATATGGATATATCGTAGGACATCACACAGCAGAAGCAGCAGCATCAAACACAGTTGATGACGCTACAATAGCCGCTGAGGATGTATATTTGTTTGTTGCAGGCGATTACAAAAGCGCAGGTAACATTCAGAACATACAAGGACAATTAAATGGTGCTATAAAAGTAGGTGCAGTAGGTACTGCTCCTGAATACTTTTTACCAAAGCAGATATT